AAAAAAACTATGAGGTTATTGGGATGGGTAGTAACTTTTTAACTAATAAAGCGATAAAAGGTATATTAGAATTATCTAAAGAGACTATGGACCCAGAAGGGAGGCACTGGAAAAACGCCTTAAACTTGATGATGTCAGATGGATTACTTAATATTTTACCCAAGACTAATGATACTTGGACTGAATTTGTAAGACCATTCCTAAGATTAAGTAGAATAGAAAACGATTTTTATAACAAGAACAAGAATTAATTTAAAACTAGAAAAAATGAAAAAGAAACAAGATAACATACAAAAATGTGAGTTCCTATTAAAATTGAACGACAATATTGTCTGTCAAAGGTATTTCACAGTAAGAAAATTTAATGAATACTCAACTAACTCTATAGATTTACATGAGTTAGTTACGCACATAGCTGATGACATTCAGTCAGACTTAAAACGTAAAACATTACTTTTACTTGATAGTATGTACTATGATAGAGATATAGCGGGACTAAACTTATTCGAGAATGAAGAATACTTCACAATTACCATTAAACGTGGCACAAAAGACGTTTACCAAAGAGCTATATTAGCACATTTATACCCACCGAAGGTTAGATTTACCGTAGACATCAGACCAAAATTGAATAAAATCCTTAGAGATTTAACTGACGTTTTGTCACAAGATGAATTGGTATGTAACTACCAAGATTACGAGCTGATTAACTAATCAAATACTATTTATTTTAAAACCAATTAACTAATGAGTGATATGCAAAATTTTGGATACCTAGGACACACCTTCCAACTAAAACTAATAAATTTAATAATAACCGATAAAACGTTTTTTACATCAATTATAGATGTGATAGACCCTAAATATTTTGATAATCAATACTTTAAATTGATTATGCAACTAGTAAAGGAATACTATTTAAAATACCAAATAGCACCGTCATTCGACGCTTTAGACCAGTTAACAAGGATAGAAATTTCGTCTGAGATGGCTAAGAAGTACATTTTTGATATGATTAAGGAGATTAAGGACGCTTCGTTCGAAGACCACTTATTTGTAAAAGAGAAAGCTATTAAGTTCTGTAAACAACAAGAATTGAAGAAAGCTATTCGTAAAGTTGAAGGGATTATGGAAAAGGGTGACTTTGAGAGTTATGATATGTGTGAAGAGTATATTAGAGACGCTATAACCGTTGGTGATGGTGGTGACGATGATTTTGAAATATTTAGTGAATTAGAGCAATTATTAGAGGATGATTACCGACACCCAATACCAACAGGTATTGACGGCATAGATAATATTCTTAACGGAGGGTTAGCTAAAGGTGAGATTGGTGTTGTATTAGCACCTACAGGTGTTGGTAAAACCACATTATTAACTAGATACGCTAATTCAGCATTTAATTTAGGGTACAACGTATTACAAATATTTTTTGAAGATAACCCTAAAATTATACAAAGAAAGCATTTTACATGTTGGACTGGTATACCTTCACAGGAATTAGGTGAACATAAAGAAACAGTACTAGATAAGGCAGATGAAATGAAAAAGATTGGTGGTAGACTAATATTAAAAAAATTACCATCAGACGATATGACAATGTTACAGATTAAAAACCAAGTCAGAAAAGTTATGGCTGAAGGAATTAAACTAGACATGGTACTTATAGATTACATTGATTGTATTTTACCAGATAGAGCGTTTAATGACGAGTGGAAAGGTGAGGGGTCAGTAATGAGAAAGTTTGAAGGTATGTGTCATGAGTTAAATTTAGTTGGTTGGACGGCAACACAAGGAAATAGGTCATCTATATCTTCAGATGTTGTAACAACAGACCAAATGGGAGGCTCTATTAAAAAAGCTCAAGTTGGACACGTTATAATATCAGTAGCAAAAACACTACAACAAAAAGAAATGGGTTTAGCAACAATTGCCATTGTTAAATCAAGACTAGGTAGAGACGGGGTTATATTTGAAAATTGTAAATTTGACAACTCAACGTTAGAAATTAGTACAGATTCAACCACAACATTCTTAGGTCATGAAGAAGACAAGACCGAAAGAAATAGACAAAAGGTTACCCAAGCACTACAAAGAAGGCAACAAGTACTAAACAGAAATAATAATAATTAAAAATAAAAGATAGAGAATGGAATTATCAAGCGAGATTTTATCAGAAATCACAGTTCACATGAAGTACGCAAAGTACTCACCTGAAAAACAAAGAAGAGAGACATGGGAAGAACTAGTTACAAGAAATATGAAAATGCATATTAAAAAATACCCGACACTAGAAGACCAAATTAGAGACAAGTATCAATATGTTTACAATAAGAAAGTATTACCATCTATGAGGTCAATGCAATTCGGAGGAAAACCATGTGAAATATCCCCAAATAGGATTTACAATTGTGCATACTTACCAATAGATTCAGTTGATTCATTTAATGAAACAATGTTCTTATTATTAGGGGGTACAGGTGTTGGATATTCAGTACAAAAACACCATGTTGAAAAATTACCATGTATACAAAAACCTTATCAGAATAGAAAAAAAAGATTTCTAATCGGAGATTCTATAGAAGGTTGGGCAGACTCAATAAAAGTTCTTATGAAATCATATATGAATGGTGGTGGTTCACGTATTGAGTTTGATTATTCTGATATTAGAGAAAAAGGAGCAAGGCTTGTGACTTCAGGAGGAAAAGCACCAGGGCCACAACCCTTAAAAGAATGTTTAGTTAGGATTGAAGGAATACTAGCTTCAAAAGATAATGGTGAACAATTAACAACATTAGAAACACATGATATTATTTGTTACATAGCAGACGCTGTATTAGCAGGTGGTATTAGAAGAGCAGCTTTAATTAGTTTGTTTAGTGCGGATGATGATTCCATGATTGGTTGTAAAGCTGGTAATTGGTGGGAACTAAACCCCCAAAGAGGAAGAGCCAACAATTCAGCTGTATTAATGAGACATAAGGTTACTAAAGAATTTTTTATGGATGTTTGGAAACGTGTTGAATTATCCGGAGCCGGTGAACCTGGAATATATCTTAATAACGATAAAGATTGGGGAACTAACCCATGTTGTGAGATAGCTTTAAGACCATACCAATTCTGTAATCTATGCGAAGTTAATGTTTCAGATATAGAGTCACAAGAAGACCTAAATGAAAGAGTTAAAGCAGCAGCGTTTATTGGAACACTACAAGCGGGGTATACAAAATTTCATTATTTAAGGGAAGTTTGGCAAGAAACAACTGAGAAGGAGGCCTTAATTGGTGTGTCTATGACTGGTATTGGTTCCGGTAAAGTCCTAAAGTATGATATGAAAAAATCAGCTTCACTAGTTAAGAGAGAGAATACTAGGGTAGCTAAACTAATAGGAATTAATCAAGCGGCAAGATGTACAACAGTAAAACCCGCAGGAACAACATCACTAACATTGGGTACAAGTTCTGGTATTCACGCTTGGCATAACGACCACTACATTAGAAGAATAAGGGTAGGAAAGAACGAATCTATTTATAGTTACTTATTAATAAACCACCCAGAGTTATTGGAGGACGATTATTTTAGACCAGCAGACACCGCTGTAATTAGTATACCACAAAAAGCACCAGAAGGTTCTATATTAAGAACAGAGTCACCATTCCAACTATTAGAAAGGATTAAGTTAGTTGCTAACGAATGGGTTAAGTCGGGACACAGAAGCGGCTCAAACGGACACAATGTATCAGCTACAGTATCATTAAGAGACCATGAATGGGATGCAGCAGGAGAATGGATGTGGGAAAACAGAAAGGCTTATAATGGTTTATCAGTACTACCATTCGATGGTGGTTCGTATATACAAGCTCCTTTTGAAGACTGTACAAAAGAAAAATATGACGAAATGATGATATCACTTACAGACGTTGACCTATCAAAAGTTATTGAAATAACAGACAATACGGACTTAAGTGGTGAACTAGCTTGTTCAGCTGGTAATTGTGATATTGACGTAGATTTAGAAACATTGAAAGTAAGTGAAGAATCATAAATTTAGTAAAGAGATTCTATACCACTTTAATTGTGGAGATTGTAATAAATGGTGGTCAATTGCTGACTACCATTTATTGTCTAATGATGTACCAAAAAATGATGAAATGGTACCAAATTTATTAACATGTCCTTATTGTGGACATAAAAAAGAAGTAAAAGAAGTTAAAAATGAGACGAAATGATGATTGGATTACAGAACTACATTATAAAGAGTTTATAAAGCCAAAACTACGACCTATAGATTTTTACTGGGACAATGGAAATATGGTTATGACTGAAGAATATCATAAAAGAAGGGGTAGTTGTTGTGGAAACAAGTGTAAACACTGTCCATATTTCCCAAAATATATTAAAATGAATAAACAACTAAAAGAATCCTAAACAAATACTCAAACCTATATTGGAAGTATTTATTATAAAAAAGAATGCCCAATCCAAAATACGGTATAACATTCCCATTTGGTGATAGTCAAGAAGGACTATTCTTAGGGATGAATGAATTAGCTGACGCTGAAGTTAGGTCTAATCTGGTACATTTAATATTAACTATTAAGGGTAGTAGATATTTTCTACCAGACTTCGGAACTAATTTAATGAGACTAATATTTGAACCATTAGATAGTGGAACTAAAACATCTATAGATATGGAGATTAGAGAAGCTGCGGGTGAATTTATACCAAAGTTAAGTATCGATAATGTTGAAGTTAAATCAGCTGAAGATTTAAGAGCTGAAGAAGGTGGTATGGAATTAGACCCAACAATGGACGATAACACATTTAGTTTTGCTGGGGACTCTGAAAGAGAATATACCGTTAGAATTCGTATAGACTATAGTATTGGGTCTGGTGTATTCGAAGCAAGAGATTTTGTAATAATTAATTTATAATATGGCTGAAAAAAAAATAGCGTACACGGAAAGAGACTTTCTAGGTATTAGAAACGAACTAGTTAGGTTAACAAACACTTATTACCCTGATTTAATTAAGAACGCTAACGACGCGTCAATATATTCCGTATTTTTGGATTTAAACGCTGCGGTAGCAGATAACCTGAATTTCCAGATTGATAGAACATTCCAAGAGACGGTTTTACAATATGCACAAGAAAGGAGTTCACTATACAACTTAGCTAGAACTTATGGTTTAAAAGTACCAGGAAATCGTCCATCGTTAACTATATGTGAAGTATCTATAGTTGTACCAGCACTTGGAGATAAGGAAGACTTTAAATACCTAGGATTCCTTAGGAGAGGCTCACAATTTAAGGGAGGTGGTAATATTTTTGAATTATCAGAAGACTGTGACTTCTCAACACAGTACGGTCCAGACGGTAGGGTTAACAGAACAAAAATACCAAACTATGACGCAAATGGTATTATTAGAAATTACACAATTACAAAAAAAGTACTAGCTATTAACGGTGTTACAAAGGTATTTAAAAAAGAAATAACAGATAACCTATCAAAACCTTTTTATAAAATGTTTTTACCAGATGAAAACGTTGTTGGTGTTACATCGGTTATACAGAAAGACGGTACAGGGTATCAAACACTACCAACTAGTTTGGAGTTTATGGATGTAACAGCTAACAGGTGGTATGAGGTTGATGCATTAGCACAGGAAGAAGTTTTTGTTATGGACCCATCATCACCAGTTGATGAAACAGGTATTAAGGTTGGAAAATATCTTAAGGCAGACCAAAGGTTTGTTTCAGAATATACACCAGAAGGATTTTTTCATTTAACATTTGGTGCTGGAAACCAAACACCACAAGACCTATTGGATTCATTTAGTAAAAATGGTATAACTTTAGACATGTCAAAGTTTATGAATAACACAGCTTTGGGTAATATGGTTAAAGGTAATACAACAATATTTGTTGAATATAGAGTCGGTGGTGGTAAATCATCAAACGTGGGAGCTGGAGCTATAAATGCTTTAGGAACAATTGATTTCGTTGTAGCTGGACCAAGTCCACAAGTAAATCAAAATGTCCAAGGTAGTTTATCAGTCACAAACACAACATCAGCAATTGGAGGAGCGGACCAAATGTCAATAGAGGAGATAAGAAATTACATATCATTTAATTTCGCAGCACAGAATAGAGCAGTAACAATTAATGACTACACATCAAAATTAAGGTTAATGCCTTCTACATTTGGAGCACCAGCTAAGGTAGGTGTAACAGAATTAGAGAATAAAGTCATGTTAAATATATTATCATACACACCAACAGGAAAACTAACATCAAAGGTACCACAAGCATTAAAGAAAAATGTGTCAGAATTTTTATCTAATCATAGAATGTTAAATGATTATATTAGTGTTGGTTCTGGTAAAGTTGTTGACCTGTGTTTTGAGGTAGACCTAGTATTAGAAAACTCATCAAACCAAGGACAGATAATAACTAACGTTATAACAAAAATGGGTGATTACTTTGGTGTAGATAGTATTGAAATGGGACAGGACCTACCAATGGGAGAATTAAGAGGGGTAATCATGAATCAACCAGGAATTATAAATATAGTTAATCTTAGGGTGTATAATAAGGTTGGTGGTGAATATTCACAATCACAATCATCACAACCTATATTGACAGTACCATCAGCTGGTCTTAGAGAATTGAATATGTTGGACGATACTATTTACGCACAACCAAACGAAATACTACACGTTAGGTTTCCGGAAAAAGATATCTCAGTAAGGGTACAAACACCCAATAAACCAAACCTATACTAATCTTTACTAAAAGGTGGTTAGAACTATTATTAGTTTTAGCGTAATAACTATTTATTTAGTAAAGATATATGTCAACTAAATCATTCAGAGTAAGAACTCAGGTAGGTCAAGAACAAAATTTAACATTTGAGTTAAAGCAAGATTTTGATTTATTAGAGATATTGAGTTTATCCTTAACACAAAAGGATATTTACACACGTATGTGTGCTGATTTTGGTGTGGTAGTAGGTAGAGTAATTATTAATAGTGGTTTTGGTGTACCTAACTGTAAGGTATCCATATTCGTACCAGTAGAAGATAGTGAAAATGATATAATTAAAGAATTATACCCGTTTAAACAACCATATGATAAAGGTAGTGATGGAACAAGGTATAATCTACTAAGTAGGGAATCTAACTTTGATTGTCATACCGCTGTAGGTAGTTTCCCAATGTTAGATGACGTACTAACAAATCAAGACGTTGAGTACGTTTACAAAAAATATTACAAATATACTGTAAAAACAAATGATTCTGGAGACTTTATGATATATGGAGTCCCAACAGGTGAACAAAAAATCATAATGGATGTTGATATGAGTGATATTGGGTGTTTCTCGATGTTACCAGAAGACTTTAAACTTAAGGGTTTTCCAGAATCAGACTTTGATGGACCACATTTCAAAACAGATAGGGAAATTGATAGTCTACCACAAATTGTAAATCAACAAAAGATATTAAACATTAATCCATTTTGGGGTGATAAGGATGATTGTAATGCTAGTATAACAAGGGTTGATTTTGACCTGGGTGACTCTGGTATGAAATTAGAACCAAAAGCTGTATTTATGGGTTCCACAGCTACCGATGACGGTAAGAACTATGTCAATAAAAACTGTAGACCAAAGAGACATACTGGTGAACTTTGTAAGATAACAACAAAACCGGGAATAATAGACTGTATACGGTACACACCATTTAGTAAACAAGACCCATTAGCTTATCCGGTACATACAGGTGGTGTTTCATACGGTACACCAGAAGGAGGCGAAGTACCAATACTAGAAAGGTTTTACCTTAAAGATGGTGGTAGGGTAATTGATGATTCAGGAGCTTTCCTAGAACACATACCAATGAATCTTGACCACCTAACAACTAATGAGTTTGGTGACTTGGTTAAATCTTACGACCCGGAGGTTGGTGTAGCGACAAGAGCTAGATGTAGGTTTAGAGTTAGACCAGAACAAGGCAGTGGTGGTGCTAGACAGTCAAGAATTGGTTCATTTTTAGTTCCAAATCTTAGGGAGTTTAACTATGACAATAATGTTGATGGTGATTGGCCTGGTATTGATTATAGGTCGTACGCTTTTTCTATAGAATATAGGGACTATCACCCTTACGCACAAAGATATTTAATACCATCAGGAGACGATTACTTCTATGACATGAAGTTCAACATGGTATACACACCAAGTCAATTTCATGACCACGTAAAACATAATCATAGAAGAGGGTTTGTTGGGATTAAAGAAATTATGCCTGAGGCTATAGAACAATGTCCAGACACCTCTATGCCTTTTCCAGTTAACACAGCTTTTAGACATTGGAAACTTAAAATTTTATTAAATTTATTTATCATAGATATTTTATTTGTACTATACGCTTTTTTAACATTAGTTGTTTCAGTAATTGGACTTGTAATAGGGTTAGTATTCCCAATAGTAATGTTAATTGTTTATATATTATGTTGGATAGTATGTATATTGTGGAGTTTCTTTAATTGGTTATGTAATCTATGTTTGTGGGGTTGGTGTCCGTTTAATTTTGCTTGTGCTACAGCAAACGCTTTAAATTCATTCGCGATAAAACTAGGATGCGCTAAAATAACCTGGGAGAAAAGATGTCAAGGAGATTGCAACTCTAGTGGTGAGTGTGGTTGTTTATATTTTGGGTTTAAATTAGGGGTAACACTATTCTCACTAAACCAAACAAAATTCCCAGAATGTCAGAAATGTGTATGTAGAGCTACTCCCGATACTAACGCGGATATGCAAGAATATAGAGACTCTACACTTTGTAGTACTGATGACGGTTTATCAGATTCATCAGGAGCTGGTTGTCCTGACTTCTACAATAGTGGTGGTTCAGCCGCAGCTACACAACAACCAGCAAGTGCATTCGATTTATTGTATTGGAATGAAGAGATGTGTTGTGAGGGTGATGATGACCAGATATGTTGTCCTAACGAATATGGGTGGGCTAGTGCAGGAGGCCCAAATTGGAGTGCTGGAGCGGGCTCTAGTAGCTCAGACCAAGTAGACCCAGCTGGTGCTGGTTGTTATGTTAAAACTATTTGTTTTAGAATTAAATGTTTCAAGCGAAACATTGACTTAACAACACTTAAGGAATGGAGACGTAGACAGAAAGTTGCTTCAGCGTTGTGTAACGGTGTTATGACGTATTTTTGGGAGAACGACTGGGTAAACGGGTTCCTATACCAACATCAATTCAAAGCTAAAACTAAATTTGATATTGCCGGGTATGACGACCCAACAGGTAAGTGGGAGTTGGTTAATGACACCCCGGTACTTAACCCAATGTTGAACCAAGATAGCTTTGAACCAAGTTCCAAGTTCTGTAGAAAGACCGTATATTTACACCCATACGATAACGTATTTTACTATAGGTCAACACCAACAAGACAGACTAACGCTCAAACAGCAGATTACATATATGATACGGATGGTGTTAGGGGTGAAAATTGGATTACATCATTATTCGGTGGAGGGGGTAATTCTAGTGATAATAAACACTCTGAGGGTGATATGGATAGACACATACTATTCCCAACTACTATGGTTGACATGGGTTCCAGAAATCAATGTATACAACAGATATGTTTAGACCCTAGATTTGGTGACGAATGCTCAATTACAGACCAAATAAGTAGTACTACATACCAAGGGATTGAAGATATGATTGGGGATATCTATAATCTTAAAATGGACATGGATGGTGCTGTATTAAGGTCTTTTTACAGTAGACCAGAAAAAGAGATTGGTGGTGATGTAGCTCAAATGTTACAACAAAATAGCATGTTGGGTATTGTGGGTTACGAACCAAACTACGGTGATTTAATATGTGCTTGTGACCAAGATTTAGCCAGTGCTCAAGCACCAACCGCAACTTCAGGTTCAGGTTTAGTATTACCATACCCACCAGTAACTTACACACATAACTCCTCTGGACTACCACATTCTATTAGTGCTCACGGTAATTTTCATAATATTGAATGGACACCAATAATAGGTGATGTTCAGGCACCGTTATTATTATCTGGACAAGATTTAATAGACTGTGCTACATTAGAATTATCATCAACAACACAAGACGTACCATTTTATAAATGGTCCATGACAAGTAGTGGTTTTGGTACACACCATAATGATTGGGAATACACAAAGGGTATGTACTCTGAAGCAACAGCAAACTGGTTAGGTTTTGACCCGATGGGGTTATTTGGACTTTGGCCTAGTAATTTACATCAAAACGGTACAGTAACATCAGGATGGTATCAAGATGATATGTACCCAACATTAGATAGACCACCATTGGTTGGTAGTAGTGACCCTAAAATTAATTTTTCACAACCGTTATATTATTATTTCGGTGTTAGACCTGGTAAAACAGCGTATAATACATTTATCAGGAAGTATGTTGATGAAGCTTTAGCTGACACAGTTATATAATGAGCAACGAAAAAAATATAAGAATTGTAAAGGGTAACGAAAGGTTCCAGGGCTCACAAGATAAAGACGAGTCTATTCAGTTAGGGTTATTATCTGATAGAAGAAATTATCTTGAAGGTAACCGTAATCTAGCTCTTAACCTACAAGACCAATTTGATTTTGAACGTGGTTACTCTAATTTGTATAGATTGTATGGTAAGATTGACCTAATATATGATAATATTATTAGTGGTGAGTGCACCACATCTAACACATCTAACTGGATGGACAATATGTATTTTATACCAGAATATGTTGGATGTCCTAGTGGTACACCATGTGACGCATACCCACCTTCTATGTTATTTGAATTCATACCAGAAAAAAGATACGGACCTATTAGTACTACTTTTATGGATATAACGGCATATCAAGATAATTGGGTTACATATATTTCATATATAGATTCACACGACACACAACAAGATATGATATTGTACTATGATTACACAACAAACGAATATTTAAACTTTGACTCTGGTGACGGTATACCATTTATTGTAAGTGCAACAACTGTTAATGGTAATGATATACTACAATTTGTTTGTCCTGTGGACCATGGACTAACAACTAAGATGTATTTTGAGATACAAGATAATAATACAATTACAACAAGTGGTGGTGTTAGCCTATTGACCGATGTTTCAATAACAACGACCTATCAAAATCCCGGACCTATCATTAAGACCTCAAAAAAACAAATATTTAAGGTTGATTTCTTGGGTAATGGTAATGTTGGTATGAATAGTAAGGTTTTTAACGTTATACTGGATTTAGAAGATGGTAAAGCGTCCTTAGGTGGTAACACATATGGAATGGGAACATTTAAAAGAATTATAAACCCAGATAATATAGCTGAGACCAGGTCAGAGTATTACGTACACCAACATAAATTAATAACAAAGTCAAACGAATATGTTTTGGACAGAACTGGGTTTGAAAACGGAATATTCCCAAGAAAAGGAAGAGTTTATAAAGCTAAAAGAACACCACCAAACGCTGGTGAAAAAACCGTAATAAAAGAGGAATTTAAGTCCTATCTATGGAATTGTGATAAAGATATTGATAGAGATGAGTATTATGACAATAGGAATAGACCAATAACAGATTTATATCTAACCATACTCCAAACTAATAGAAATGGTGTTTGGGATAAAAGTGGGAACAGATTATGTGGGTATGGTTGGGATTGGAACTTCACTAAGGTTGGTGTTGTGGACCCATACGTATCAAATACAAACCACCCAGCAAACATAGTCCAAACTAACATAAATGAGGGGATAGTATTCCCAACAGAAGGTGATGTATTTAGAGGGGCTTTTGTTGAATATAACCCATATGAGTTAGAAGAAAGAGTATTATCGGAAATTGGACACTCATTAGCTTTTAGACAAAGCAAGTTTAACACTGACGGGTCAATATATAAGTACCAACCACACCACAGAATACCTATAAGGAAATTATCTACAAGTATAACAAGAGAAGCTGAGTTTGAAATGACACCACAATACGCTAGGTATTTAATTTCAGAAGGTGTGCATAGGTGGAGAAATATTTTACCAATAGGTATTTACGAAGAAGGTGGTAATGGTGTGTCTTATCCATATCTTAATGATAGGCACTACCCATATCTTGGTATTGAGTTTCTAATTGAGCCTATACGAATTAACCATACTGGTGAAACAATAACAATGATACAACAATTTGGTGATGTCTGCGAATAGAATACAAATAAAAGCTAATGTTGGTGATAAGAATGTCATAATACCATTAGGCCAATCTTTTGATGAGCTTGGTAGAGAGGATTCAGTAAAAACTTGGGAAATAGTTGAACAACAAGACGCTATAAATATTATTCGTGATTATGAGACTACAAAGTATTTTTATTCTAATATTGGTACACCACCATATGAGTACAATGTGTTTTATGAGTTTAACTTCTTAACAGGAAATACATACACGCCAGACTTTAACCCACAAGGATTTAAGGATTTTGAGATTTATAGACTTAAAAAATCTTTTACTAAGAGTTTCTTTAAGTTTGATTTCTATGATTCACCACTACAAGAAGACCAAAAAATAATGTTCACCATGACCATGCCTTTAACAAATTGCAAGAAAGAAAAGGATGTTTTGGTTAAAAAACTTGAGGACGCATTGGAGTATTGGTCACAGAAATCACAAGGTATAAATTTCCCGGTTTATGATATATACTGGCCTAAAGTACAATTAGGTCCGTCTAAAGGAAATAATGAAGGATACTATATACAATGGTACAAAAATAAAGACCTTTATAGTGGTGATACATTCTATATGTCTTGTAAGTTTTATAACGCAAAAACAGGTAAAGTTGTTAGGATGTTAAATAAACCATCTTGGAATTTATCACCGGTTGTTGACAACCCAGAAGCTAGTGAATGGTACTACTACTGGGTTAAATTATCGGTTAATAATAACGGTACACCAAAATATGTGTACGCAGTTCACGAGTTCGACGGGTTAATAGGTGGTCAAAAGGGTATGGCCAACACACCACCATCTAACCAAATAAGATTTTACGAGTATAAAGCACCTTAGGCATGGAAACACAAAAATTTAGGATAAATAGAAATCTAACAGGAACTACCTGGACCATACCATGCACTGGAACAACCAATGTTTGGCCAATGAACACTAGTACTAATTGTAAAGATATACCAGTTAAGAATAGTACATGCAAAGATATACACAATTATATTAACGGAAATACAAACGATTTCCCAAATGACCTTAAAGAGTGTTCACCAACTACACCATGTATTATATTATGGGATTGTGTGTTGTCATCAACATATAACATACCATTACCAATAACTGTTAAATGTAGTAATCTTGAGGGATATAACTACGTTAAATTCAGTGGTCTTAGAGTTACGTACATGGGTATTCCCGTACAAGACAACTTCACTGAAGTTAAAAAGGTTATGTCTATAGCTAGAAATAACAACATCACACTAGTACCAACGGTAACCAAATTAGATTGTGATTGTGAAAACCCACTAAACGATATATCACATAAAGTACAAATTTATTTATCACAAGATTTTAATGATATAGGTCATTACGATTTATGGGATGGTAATATGAGTCAACGAGATTTATTTTCTAATTTTACAATTTCCGCTGATTCTAGTGGTTACAATGTAATATTAACGAATACGATGAATTATTCGTACTACGATGAGTTAGCACCATTCACATATACTATAGATTGGGGTGATACTTTATCTGATACACTTAATTCAAACACACCATCGATAACACATCCGTATATGGCTGTATCCTCACAGAGGACAATTAAATTAGTACAGGACAGTCCTTGGGGGCCAATGACAAGTTCTAAGTTAATAACATTACCACTTAATAGTTACGCTGGAATGGTTGGACAAGCATATGTTCAGGGAAATGCTAGTAACCCAGGAACAGGTATAGACCCAGGTGGGATTAACATAAGTGGTATGGCTGGTAATACACCTGCTGGGTCATCAGCTTATCACGGTAGATACCCGGATTTCCCGCTAGACTCAGCTACAGACATAGACCAATTCAGTGGTATGTCATATACCGGATTAGATTGTTATATTGTTACGGGAGTTACTGAAAGTGTGTTAGGAAATTTCCAATCATACACAAATAATTCCGACACAAATTTACCAGCTGGGTACTTAGAAGGTGTTTGGGTACCTATAGGTGGAGATGTGGTAAACCCACTAAACAACACATTTCAAACAGGTATGTATGGGGTTATAACAACAGCCACCACAACATATACAGCTTATACTGTATCATCATCATTTGGTGCAACAACTAATAATGCTGACGGAGACACACCAATTACGTTTTATGATATGTCTAATGGTATAACAATATTCGAAGCTGATAGTTGTGGTTTAGATAAAAGAGCTTTTGGAGCTCTAGCATGTATTGAATGCCCAGAGGATGATTGTCATTGGTGTATGTTGAAAGATGAATATTACGATAGGGTTGACCAGATTAACATACAAATACCAACAATAATTAATAGAAATACTTGGATACCCCACCCAGTTAACGATTATTTATTTGGTGATATGGTTTATGATGAAACGTGGAACTCTTGTTGTTGTTTTATAGCTGTTAAAGACATAACAGCGTCAGACCCATGGTACGGAAAATCACCATCTATAAGTAACGAAGGTAAATTTCTTGATGATAACGGTAATGAAGTTCATGTTTGGGAAGCTTGTTCTTATGACTGTGTAAGTTGTGGTCTAGGAACTCAAACACCTTGTAACGATAATACAAACCCTAATTACACAGGTGAGGTTTATGGTGTTAATACCATAACATTTACTTCCGGACAGTACGCTGAAGACGAACACGGTAACTGTTACGAAGCACAAAATAGTGGGGCATTAGCACACCCAACAGGAAGTACTTATGATTGGGATTATGTGGGTTGTGTTAGTTGGATTTGTCCAACAGACCCAGCAGGTACAGAGTGTGAAATGATTAGTGGTCCACAACAAGGTGGTGTTTATGGTGAGATGACGTGGCAAGGTTGTGAAGATAATTTAAATTCAGCTAACGGGTGTTTCCCACCACAATACGCTTGTCCAAATTTATATGACTGTGTTGGTTGTGTACAAATTAACGCTGTTGGACCAAACTCTAACCTTTATGGTGGACCATCAGCATTTAATTCAATGTTACAATGTGTGGAGTACTGTAATCCACCAGCTTGGTCATGTGCTACACCAACAAGTAGTAATTGTTGTTTTGAATTGGATTGCAATAATACGTACTCACTATATATGTCTAGTGTAGGAACCAACTTAATACCAGGTTCATCACCAACACCAGCCACAAATGGCCAATTAATTAGTTTTAAGAACACGTACGATATATATGTAGGAGGTGGTACAGCACCAGCTGATTATGATGAAGATAGTTGTACAGAAGGATGTTGTGTTAACACATCATGGTCATGGTCTTGTGGTGAAGAAGCTTGTACCCTAATAGGGGGACCACCAAACGGAATTAACGCTTTTGCTACTTCAGGAGATTGTGAAACATATACACTAACACTATCACAATATAGTGGTCAAAACGCTACTAACTTGGAAGATATTATTTGTGGTTGGACATGTCTGACACAAGATATAGATTGTGTTTACCTACCATGTGAACCATGTTATTGGGATGGTTGTGGATGGACAACTGAAGAAGGTTGTAACACTTATTGTGGAGCTAACACTACCTGTGGTTGTTGGAGATGTTATTGTGACCAAGGATACAGTGTTGATGGTGGTAATTGTACATATTATAATCCATGTGTCGCTCCACCTGGAGAAACTTGGGTTAGTTATGTAGCAGGTTACCCAGGAACACCAGGACCAAACCCAGCTTACAACACATATATTAATGAGTCATTATGTTTGACAAGTTGTGAATGTGACGTTGGTTGGGATTGTTTTTTAAATTCTACAGGAGGAACCATTGGACATTGTATGAATCCAGGTAGTGTGGCAGTTATGGACGGATTAGGTTACTCATTTTCAGATGGTACACCTGGGTTTACTGGATATACAACGTTTGAGGAATGTTGTGACAATACCGGGTGTTGTTTCGGGGATTGTATAGAAACAGAAACCGACGGTATCACACCATACACACTAGACGCTGATGAACAAATATATTATAATACACTAGGGGGTATATTGGGTACTAACACACCACTTAGTCCTTATGGGCCAACCACAACATTTCCATGTGTTTGGTCCCCATATGAATTTCCATTTCCAAACGCCCCACAACCAGCAATACCACCAGGGCCATGTAATGACCCATCCGCACCAGGGTATGTTTACATATCATATATTCCTTGGTGTAATATCGATGATTGTGTTCAATATAATCTAGTTAATGACATCTATGGTAATCAGGTTTGTATGGAACCACCAGGTGAGTGTGATTGTGCTTGTGGATACCACCCAGATTTTATAGAGTCTACCGGTGGTTGGAACGGCTCCAATTTATTTGGTTACGATTTAGGTTACGCGGTTAGTTGGGCAGACGCTGATACTCAGGAATGTTGTTTTATATGTACTTGTCCCTCTACAGGAACTGATTGGACAGTAATGGCCAACGTTACTATGGCAATAGGAAACCAATCTATGCAGGATTGTAATTTACACGAACCAGATTTAGACCCATCTATACAAGGTTTAGGTAATGTTGTAAATTGTTGGGAAAGTTGTAACAAACAACCACAATCTCCACCAGACCCATCAAACCCTACTAATTGTGACGCTTGTGGTAGTGTTGTAGCTTATTATGAATGTACACCAGGGGGATGTGTAACATCATCATGTAACAACCCTTCTGACCCATTATGTTACACAACATCTAATTGTGATGGTATGTGTGACACTTCATGTTTTTGTAATGGATTTAATAACACTAATTGTGTTGATACTTGTATTATGGCTGAGACAGTAAATTTAAATCCATTTTTATTTAATTTTTTAAATACTTGTGGACCATTTGTTTACAGCCAAGGAACATTAACTGATTGTAATGCTGACTTACTAAGTGGTGCTCTTGATTGTTGTGGAGATACTGAACAGTGGTATTGTGACGGAGGAGAAAACTGTTCAGCACTAAACCTACTACAAGTAAGTGCAAATATACCAAATGGTCTTGGTTGTGTTAGAGTATATCCTAGTGACCCACAATGGGAAACGGTATTAAGTAGTAATTTCTTGACTCAAGTAGAGTGCCAAGAAGAGTGTAGGTGGGAATGTGACCCTAGTGGTAACCAAACTTGTACTTTTATTGGTTACGCACCTTTAATTGGTTCATACCCATCAGCTTTTAGTTGTTACCTAGCCACAACAGATTGTGATTGTTCAAACGCATCAACAGAATGGTGGTGTTATGATGACCAGGACCCATTTTCAACAAACGGTGGGTGTATAACTAATATAGGTGGACTAACATCAACACAACAACAAGGTTTATACGGACAGGGTCAAGTTACATATATAAGTAACCCTAGTGCAGCTTTCACATCATTAGCTTCCTGTGAAGACAAATGTAGATTTTGTTGTGATGAGTCAGGTACAAACGGTGGTTATTGTGAGCATCTTTGGGGTGGTATAGGTTGTTGTTTAAGTTGTAGTGATTATCCATCAGAATTGGATTGTTCATTAAATCAAACAACATACCCGTGTGTTATAGGTGTTGGTAGTGATTGGTTCTGTGATTTAACACTAGGATGTACACAATTCCCAAGTAGTATAGCTCCAGGTAGTGGACCATCAGGTACTGGTGACGGTTGGCCATTATTAACTAACTGCCAACTGAATTGTGCCTTTGATTGTGGTGAGGACTGTGAATGTGAGGTAACACTAACCCCGAATTATGGAGGTGGTAACCCCCTAAATGGTATTGGAGCCCCATGGCCACAAATTACAGGTTGTATTGTTGCCACAGCTAATGGTGACAAATGTTGTGATTGTGTTAATTGTGCAGATAATAGTGTTTTATATATAACATCATGGGACCCACTAACTAGTTCGTGGATTCAAACCCCATATACCGCACAAAATTTAATAAACCCACCATTACAATGGGACGCAGTAAACCCAAACATAAATCCATATACTGGTGTACAATACACAATACCAGACCACGGGGTTGTTGTTATGTTCGATGGGTGTTGTTATATATTCCTTGACGCACATAGTTCATACGCACAATTCGCTGTTACCCCAGCACAAAATTACAATAACTATATAAATAACTTGGCGTCATCAAACCCAGCTGATTGGCCTGTTTTAGGTACTTCAGGTAACAACTGTTTATGGTGGCCATGTGACCCAAACTGTGTAACATTATCAGGTAATCCAGCTACAACAGAATGGTATTGTGACGCTAATATAACCACAGACACATCAAATTGTGTTGAAAACGGTTCTTGGGGTGCAGTTAGTTCAGTGTATTTGGATAATGTGTATGGTGTTAGTAAGGTATCACATAATAATGGTGGTGTTGCGTTTTCATCATATTTAGATTGTAGTAACTACTGTAGATTTTGTTGTGTTGAAACTATAGGACCAACTACGTGTCAACAATGTTGTGCTACTAAAAGTATTGGAGGATTTTATATAGATACAACTTGGCCTTGTAAATGTAAACCAGGTGACACACCAGTACCAATGGCAAGTTGTAAGGGCCTACCAGGCCCTACAGGCCCTGGTAATGGACACAGTGCTTTATTAGCCGGACCTATTAGTGACAAATACATTAAACAAACTTCCGACAGTTATCTGAAGGCATACGATGGTGAAACAGGGAACAACACTATTCTAGATGATATAACAACAAGACTTAACAATGCTATAGATGTAGGTGATAAAGATACAATTAAACTATTAGAACAGGAACTAGCAACACTTCAAATCTATGACCCAACAAACCCAACAAATCCAGGACCTCAAGGACCAACCAACCCTTGTGGACCTCCACCACCACAAAAATGTCTAACAGGTGAGTACTGGAGTTATGTTACTTGTAGGTGTGAGAAATACAGTAGTAATAGTACATGGGACTGTGAATTATGTTGGGGTGATGTATCAGCATTATCAACAATGTATAGTTGTAATACGTTAACAGCACCATGTGGTGTTGACCCATGTTCGATTTGTACGGTAAACAACATGTACTACACTACTGACGACCACATGGGATTCTATAATCCTACTAATGTTCAAGGCTGGGGTGGGATTCTGGGAAACCCTTCATATAATGGTATTTGGTCTCAAGGAATGATGACCACAGCTTATAGTCACCTATATGTAACAGACCCGATAGATGGATGTTGTTACTACCAAGGTAACGACTGGGTTGTAGGTGGAGGACCACCAACAGGACCATGGCTTTACGAACCAAGTGTATGTTACGCAAATCACATACTA